TGAGGCAGAGGAAGGTGCAATGAAGGCGCAAACCCGTGAGGCACGGGATTTCCTTCGTGCGTTGACCGAGCCTGCCAAAACGATGACGATTGGCGAAGCCGCAATGCAAAACATTGCACAAGCGGGAGCGCCGGAACTAGTAGACGGTCGGTTGGAATACCGGAAGACCGCTATGCCTGCCCCGACTCCAGAAATGGTTCCGCAAGCAGGCCCACAAGTGCGCTTGGGGCGCAGACCGGAAGACGACCAAGTGTATATGCCAACCGCAACGGGTCGAGAAACTGACCCGCAACGCATTGCTGCAATGCTTGCCAATCCTCAATACAAGGCTGAATTTACGCCCGAACAAAAGCGTGCGCTTGCCCTTGAGGGCGTGTTGACCAGTCAGAACCCGCTTGTGCAGAAAATTGGTCAGATGCAATACGGGGCAATGCAGCCGAAGCAACCGGAGATTGGCGCAGTTAGCCCTGCTGATTTTACGCCGGAAAGCCTTGCGGAGTATCAACGCACGGGCAACTTTGGCGTGTTGAAGATGCGCGACCAGCCAACTGCTGCTCCAAAAACCGCCGCGCAAGACACATTGCAATGGAATCCTAAAACGCAACAATGGGAAGATATACCCGGAGCAGTTTCTCGCATAAGAGACATTGCTGAAGCAAGGCGCATCGTAGTCAACACAGGCGGCGGCGCTAGTAACGAACCATTGGAAAGAATTGAGGGGCCGGATGGAAAACCAGTCCTTGTAAGACGTTCTGAAGCGGTTGGTAAAAGGCCAGCATCAGCACCAAGTGAAAAACCAAAAATGCCGGGAAGTGTTGCAACCAATATTGCAGCACTTCAAACCAAATCAAAACAATTTGCCGCAGGTGTTCAAAGGGCTAATTATTTCCGCAATCTTATTGAAAACGATAATTTGCCATTAAATATTTCATCTGGCATTCAATATTCTATACAACGAGCAACAGACCCAGAAGGAATTGCAAGAGATTCAAAAGGCAACAAACCTCCTTATGTTCTGTATTCAGAACTCAACAGATTTGTCACGGAACAAGTCAATACAATTTTGCAACTTGCAAAAGGAACGCAAACGGAAGGCGATGCTCTTCGCGCTCAAAAACAAATTCTTGATAATCCAAACAACAAAGCGATTGTTTTGTCTGCTCTTGAAGATTTGCAACGCAGTTTTACCAATGCTCAACAATTTGCAAATGAAGAAGCAGAGTTTTTGTTAAATAGATATGAAGGTTCAGATAAAGTTGAAGAGGTTGACTACTAATGCCGTACACAATTCGCACAAAAGACGGCATTGAAATTCCTAATGTCCCAGACAATGTTGACAAAAATTCACCACAAGCCAGAGCATTAGTGCAGGCTGAACGGGTAAAAAGAGCGTCTGTTGTTGCTCCTGTTACAACGCCCAGTACGCCGTCCGTAACACAACCTAAAGAGTCAGGGCTTGCGCGTGGGCTTGGCCTTGTTGGTCGCGCAGTTGCTCCGTATGCCGCCGCAGCCGGGGCAGGTGCTGCGGCAGGCGCTCCATTTGCCGGGGTTGGCGCAATCCCCGGCGCCATTGCTGGTGTTGGCGCATATGGCCTTGCTCAACTGGCTGATGCGTTGGCAATGGGCGGAGAAGGGCAGCAAGCGGTTGAACGCGGACTGACTGCGGTAGGGTTTCCCGAGCCGCAAACGGCTACTGAAAATATCGGTATTGCAGGCATTCGTGGTGCGCTTGGCGCGGGAGGCACAGCGGCAACTGCTGCGAATGTTTCGCGGGGTATGGAATTAGCGCGAATGTTGCAAGGAACTCCTGCAACAACAACGCAGCGGGTAACGCAGGCGCTTGGCGCTCGTCCTGACGTGCAAGCAATTTCAGGCGGCACAGGCGCGGCTACCGCGCAAGGAGCGCGTGAACTAGGATTGCCTGAACCCGTAGCAATAACCGCCGGTGTTGTTGGTGGCATGGCTCCGTATACATCGGTTGGCGGGATGCAACGCTCGGCAGAAGATGTAGCAACCGCTGCGCGCGATACGGCAACTGCGGTACGCAATAGGGGGACGCAACCCCAACGTCCCCGCGCTACGCCTACTGCGCCTACCGCTCCAATGCCGCCAAACGAAATACGGCGTGGCAATGTTCAACGATTAGAGAACGAAGGCATACCAATTTCTCCGGGTCAACGGTCGGGTGCGCCGTTGACTCAAACGATGGAAAGCACAATGGCTTATCTGCCGGGGTCAACTGGGCAGACTGCTAGGTTTCAAGATTTGCAGCAACGCGCATATACAAGAGCATTGTTGCGCCGCGCTGGTATTGATAGCGATGTTGCTTCGCAAGAAGTGCTGCGCGAAGGAAGAAATCGTTTTAACCAAGCATATGATTACCTAGAACAGAACACTAGGTTGATGGGTGGAAGTGAACCGTTGTTCAACCGATTGGCGCAAGTTGAAAGTCAATATGGTCAAGGGTTCAGCGACCAGATGAAGCGCACTTTTCGAACAATGCGCGATGATTTGCTTAATTGGGCAGCAGGCACGCCTCGTCCGGGTCAAACTTACCAACGGATGCAAGAGGAATTAAGCAGCGAAATAAGCAAGGCTGGTCGTAGTGATGCCCCCGGTTCAGAGCGGTATCAACAAGCGTTGCTTGGTTTGCGTAGAGGGTTGACAGATTTGATGGAAGAAAACACGCCGCCTGAAATTGCACAGCAATGGCGTCGCGTTAACCGTGAGTACGCCATTTTCAAAACGATTGAAGAGGCAATGCTTGACCCCGCGCAAAGAACTATAAATTCTGGGTTTGTTAATCCTAGAGTAATTGCGCGAGAACAAAAATTGCAGTTGCCGGACGAGTGGACACGCGGCGACCCGGATGTAGACAGTTTTACTAACTTGGTCAAAGCGGGCGCGGGCATCATTCCTGACCCCATTCCAAACAGCGGCACGGCGCAAAGGATGTTTGCACAGGACTTGCTTACGGGCGGTCGAGAAATGTTTGGTCTTGGCGGCGGTGACCCATTGCAGCGCGTATCGCAAGCCGTAAGAGGCGGCGTTGGCACAACGGCGTCGGTTGGATTTATGGACCCGGTGCTTGGCGTTGCAATTCCTAACATTGTGTCTCGTTCTTGGTTCAGGCAACCTCAACAACGTGGGCCGGTGGCAATTCCTGCCGCGACAGAATCGACAAAACAAAAGCAAAAATCGCGTAGAGAGCGGTTGGCTGAAATGATGCAAAGGAGCAATTAACATGTCTTTCAATGGCTCGGGTACATTCCTTATCAACACGGCAGGCCAGCCTGTAGTCGCTGGCACCGTCATCTCGTCCACGGCGTTTAACGCCCTGACGGCTGACCTTGCCACCGGCCTCTCGACCGTCATCACGAAGGACGGTCAGACGACGGTTACCGCCAACATCCCGATGTCCACCTACAAGTTCACGGGGCTTGGGGTCGGCTCTGCTGCCACGGACTCTGCGAACTTGTCGCAGGTGCAGTCTACGGTCACCAAACTGCTTACGAGCGTCTCTGGGGCTGACACCATCACGGCTGTGGGTGCGCCTGTGGTTGCCGCCTACGCTGCCGGACAGATGTTCTACTTCGTTGCTACGGGCGATAACACGGGCGCGGTGACGCTCAACATCGACGCGCTCGGTGCAAAGGCTGTGACCCGTGACGGGTCTGTGGCCCTTGCTGCGGGTGACATCAAGAGCGGTGAGGTGGTGGTAGTCGTCTATGACGGCACGCGCTTCCAAGTCGTTTCGCAACTAAACAGCGCGGGTGATGCGCGGTTTGCCAATGTGTCGATTGCATCGTCGTTGTATGTCGGCGGTGTTTCGACCTTTGTCGGCAACGCTGGCTTTAGTGCCAATGTTTCCATTGCCTCTGCGCTGTCTGTAGGCGGTGTGGCGGCTATTACGGGCGCAACCACGATAGGCGGCAACCTCACGCTCAACGGCGGCACCGCCAACGGCGTGTTGTACTTGAACGGCAGCAAGGTGGCGACGAGTGGGGCGGTGCTAGTGTTCGACGGCACAAATCTAGGACTTGGTGCCGGGTCGTCTGCTTCTAAAGTCACAGGCGTATCAGGTTCTGGTACTGGGCTTACAGTTTCGGGCGGTGTCCCAACACTTGCAGTTTGGGACACATCTAACGCTTCTAATTATTTCAACCTTTCTCAAGTTGGCGTCAACTCTTACTTGTGGGGAATTCCAGCCGGAGCGTTGATTTTTGGCACAGACAACACCGAGCGTATGCGCCTCACCTCGACGGGCCTCGGCATCGGGACGAGTTCGCCGGGTGCAAGACTAGAAGCATACCGAAACAGCAGTGGTGAAGTAGCCCGATTCACAGCGGCTGCTGATGGTGTTCGCAGCCTGAAGTTTATTTCTAGTGACAACACCGGAAGTGGCGCTGTCTGGACTAGAGACATTGATTCTGCATTTGCGCAACACCGATGGGCCAAGTCCGGCACTCCGTTGATGGTGCTGGATGAGAGTGGCAACCTCGGCATCGGGACGAGTTCGCCGGGTGAGCGTTTGGATGTTGTAGGCGGTGGGCTTGGTGTTGGCAATGGCACCATTAAAACGGTTGTTAGTTACACGACTGAAGGCATTGTAGGTACTACTTCTAATCATGCGCTTCTTCTTTACGCCAACAACGCCGAACGCGCCCGCATCACGGCGGGGGGTAACCTACTTGTTGGGACAACTTCGGACAACGGTTATCACCGTTTTTTAAAATCTAATACAAGTGATTGGGTTTGCACATTTACAAATTCATCGGCAACTACCCCTTGGGGTATCAGCGTTGGATATTCAGCAGCAGCGCCAAACAATACTAACCCCGGAATTGCGCTTAGTGACACGGGCGGCGAACGCGCAACAATTCGCAATAACGGCGGCTTGGCAAACTACAGCGCCAACAATGTCAACCTGTCCGATGAGCGCACGAAGAAAAATATTGTTCCGCTTGGCTCTATGTGGGACAAGTTCAAGGCAATTGAAATCGTCAAGTTCAAGTACCGCGACCAGACGCACGACGATGACAACATCGGCGTTATCGCGCAGCAGGTAGAGTCGGTCGCGCCGGAGTTTGTAGACATTGATGGGTTTGGCGAGACCCCAGAGGACGGTGTGCCGTTTAAGACCGTGTACACGACCGATATGTACCACGCCGCTATCAAAGCCCTGCAAGAAGCAATGGCCCGTATCGAACAACTTGAGGCGAAGTTCGCCGCATTGGAGAGCAAATAAATGACCACTATCACTTGGAACATCTCGCAACTCGACTGCCTCCCGCAAGAGGACGGCGATACCGATGTCGTTTTCATCGTTCATTGGTCTTGCAACGGCGTGGACGGAGACTACAACGGAAGCGTCTACTCAACCTGCTCCGTGCCGTTTCAGAAGGACAAGTCCTTCACCCCCTACGCTGACCTCACGCTCGACCAAGTGCTTGGCTGGGTCTGGGCGAACGGCGTGGACAAGGACGCTACAGAGGCCGCCGTGCAGCAGCAGATTGACAATCAGATTAACCCGCCCGTCGTCTCGCCGCCGCTGCCGTGGAGCGTCTAATGGAAGCCAAACTTGAAGTGACTTTGGAAGAAGCCGTCGCCATCGTGAACCTGCTGGGTTCGCTCCCGACGAGCCAAGGCGGTTATCCGCTCTGGGCGAAGTTAAAAGCGCAGGTAGAGGCGCAGGTGCCGAAGGACGGGGAGCCGTGACCACGGTACAAGACCTTGAGGTGACCGTGACGAGTCACATTGATACCTGCGCGGTGCGCTACGAAGCCATCCATGCGCGGCTAAAGCGTCTGGAGAACCTTCTGATGCGGGTTGGCGGGACAATCATCCTCATCCTGCTTACCGCGTTTGGTACGGTGACGATGATGTTCTTGGAGTCCATTAAGTGACGAAAGAGGGGGCCAGTTCTGTGAACTTCGGCGAGATAATGAAGATGTTGGTTCCCGTCCTGATTGCCTGCATCGCATGGCTTCTGGGGCAGGTCACATCCTTCAGCACCCGTCTGACCAAGATTGAGGGTCAGATGCCTGCGCTTATCACGCCGGAGGGTGTGCCGACCGACAGCCCTGTTTCGGCAGAGCGTCGTCAGCGTCAGAAAGAAGAACTGCTTGACAAGATTTATGACCTACAGATGCGGGTCAAACTGCTTGAACAGAAGGAGAAGGACAAGTGATACCTGCCGCGCTACAAGCCATCCTAACGCCGTTGCTTGGCAACGGGCTTAACCTCGTTGCTAACGCTGTGCTGGCAAAGGGCAAGAAGGTCGTCGAGGAGAAGTTGGGCGTTGAACTAAAGCCCGATATGTCCCCCGAGGACTTGGCGCGGGTACAGATTGCCCAGATGGAGCATGAGGAAGAACTGCTCAAGTTGCGTCTGGAAGAGGACAAACTTGACCTCGCAGAACTTGAGATGCGCCTGAAGGACACCAACGATGCGCGGGTGCGCGAGACGCAGATTGTCACCTCCGACAAGGCACCGCTGCTAAACAAACTCATCACGCCGATTTTGGCGCTTGGTTTGCTTGGCATCACCTTTACGCTCTTTGGCATCGTGCTGTTCCAAGCGAGTCCGATTGACCCTAGCCGCAAGGACATCCTCATCTACATCTTGGGCGTGTTGTCTGCGGTCGCTACGCAGGTTGTCTCGTACTACTTTGGTAGCAGTCAGTCGAGCAAGGACAAGACCGACGCACTCAAGGAGGCTATCAAGTGAGTCTCGTAGCAGAACAGGCGGCGTTCCTGCTGGATGTCGCCAAACTCATCAACAAGGCGACCGAGTTGGGCTTTGTCGTGACGGGCGGTGAACTTGCCCGTACCCCGGAACAGCAAGCCATCTATGTCAAGACGGGCCGCTCCAAGACGATGAACAGCATCCACCTCAAGCGGTGCGCCATCGACTTAAATTTCTTCCGCGACGGCAAACTGACCTACGACATCCCGGCGCTTACTCCGGTCGGTGAGTATTGGCAGAGCCTGAACCCCAAGAACCAATGGGGCGGGTTCTGGAAGTCATTTAAGGATGTGCCGCACTTTGAGCGCAGGGTGTGATGGCGAGGAAGGAATCGAACCTTCATTCACGGAGTCAAAGTCCGTTGTCCGACCGTTAGACGACTCGCCAGCCGTTTACCAAGTGTCTCGGTAGCCTCGGCTGCACGCCCAATTAGGCTTTGGGACGCGGCTCCATTCGTGGTGCCTGCGTAACTTTATGTTGCGGAACCAGTTGACGAACCATCTAACCATAGTGCCTCCACGCTGTAGGACTGTGACGGTGACTTCCAATCTCGCGGCGGGTCGCCCGACAGGTGGCTCGGGTCAACCCAATGCAGTTTGTTGTTGGGGTAGGCGATAAGCGGCCCAGCCTCCAGTCGAATGATGTGGTGGTCTTTGCTCTGGTCGCTGACCTCCGACCATCCCCCGTTGTGCCAGAAGATGCTGAACAGGTAGACCCCCGGCCTCCACACTCCGTCCCTGCCACGGGCGCGGACACGGTGACCCCGCAGAAACTCCATTTCACGCACCTCGGCATGGCGGCTAAACGAGTCCCACCAGCAGGCGAGTTCTAAAGCCATTGGAGGGCATGGCTTCGACACAAGGGCATGGATAGGCACCCTCGCCCATTGCGCCCCACAGGCCGCCATAACGCTAAACATGGGTACTCGGGCGGGTTCGGCGCGAAACCCGAAGATGGTGCAGGGGGTAAACTCCCCGCTGCCCGTCTGGTGGTCATATAGGAATTCGTTGCGGATGTACGCCGGGGTGTACGGCGTGTCTACCATAAAGGTCACAGTAGTCCCTCCCTGTTCAATTGTGCGAGGGTTCGCGCCATGCCTTCAAGGTGCAACAGGCGCACATAGTCCCGGTCGAGGTCGGTATGCGCTCGACGGTCGATAGCATCGTGGCACGCGCTACAGGCCCATGCGCCAAGGATGTCGGGCGACTTCATGCCTATGCCAGATACCCCGGCAAGCCGGTAGTGCGCCAGCACGGTTGTCTCGCTGTTGTGGTTGCACACCTCGGGAATACGCACCATGCAGCCTCGCCCTCGGGCTTCTTTACGCAGTTTCATACGACGGCTCCGGTATCACGATGCCCATATCAAGGCACTTTGTTTCAAGGAACAGCAAGTAATCGCTGAACTCTTGTTTGTCGAGCGCAGAGGAACGCTTGAGCGGTCGCAGGCGCTTCCTGCCAAACCCCTCTAGCGTCTCCCATCCAAAACACTCGCCCAGAAAGTAATCGTGCAGGTCATCGCGTGTCCATCCGCGCAACGCCTCGCCACCGCCCTCTAAAATGCAGGGATAACAAACACCCCACAGGAATTTGTTCTGTTGGTTGGTGCGCGGCTTCTTCCACTCCGTAACCTCAACCGCCCATGTCTTGAGCGGGTCAAGGTTGGACACCATACGCGCCACGACAGATGCCATAGCGTCCGGTCTGGTGCCTCGGGGGAATATGCGTTTCATCGCTCGGATGCCCTCACCCGTCCAGCCCATTGCTTCCATTCGTAGGCGTATTCAACATTCTGGTATTCATCGAACCATGGGCCACCCTCGGTGAAATGCACGCAGGTCGGGTCAGGAACCTGCGCCCGTGTGTGCCAGCCCTCCAAGTAATTAAAGGTCGGCGGCAACGCACCAATGTGCCGGTCGTTTACCCACATAAATCTGTGCAGATACATCCCGGTTTCGCTGTTCACGATTTCGGGTGTCAGCCCACCCATTGACGGATGGCTGCAATTGAACCACATAAACGACGACCAGTTTTTGCGCGGGTATTGGCGCTGTACCTGCCCGTCCATCTTTGTCAGGGATGTGGGCTTGTAGTCGTGTTGGACACACCACACGGCAACATCAGGATTGTTGAAGTCGAGCAACGGCTTCAGACTGTGCCGCACTAGAAAGTCACAGTCCATGAACAAAGCATTGCCTCTGAAGTTGCAGAGCGCAGGCACAAGGAACCGGCTGAAACTAAACTCCGTGGATGAAAACGGGTCTGGTTCGCGCCAGTACATCCCCATCTCACGGAGGTCATCTAGTCGAAGCGCGACAACCTCTGCCTCCATGTGTTCCAGAATGGACGCACGAGCCACCTCGTATGCGATGTCCTCGCGGCTATCGTATCCGATGAAGATTTTCAAAACGGCAAATCCTCATCGTCGTTAAACTTCTCGGGGTTTTGCTCTGCCATCGTTTTAGGACGCGCAGCCTGCTTCGGCTCGAACTTGAGGGACATGAAGGCATCGCCGGTTTTACTGCTGCGCTTAATCCACGCGCTGATGTTGAGGTCGATATTGTTAAGAACGGCAGAGCCGCGATAATCGGGGGCTTTTTCGTTGCCGCGCTTATCGTTCTTAAACAAAACGCCACGGTTGTTGTTGTCATACTGCTTGTTCACAGGGTCACCTTTTCCAGTTTGTTAAGTTTGTCGTCCAACTCTTGCAGGAAAATGGTCACTTCCTGCTCAAGCATCTTGATGTAGTCGTCATCACGCGGGACGCGCACGACTAACAGTTGCAGCCGCTCGGGAAGACGCGGGTCGAAGGATGCGAAGTCGCACCACGGCTTACCGGCACACGCCATCTGCCATTGCATCTGCGTCACATACTTCTGCGGCGGCTTGCCGTCGAAGATGTATTCCAGATGAGTAGCGGTGTTCGGGCATTTGATTTCTACTAAACCCTCCTCGGCAAACCCGTCAGGGCTGGCACCAGACATCGCAACGGTCGGGTGGTCAATGAAGCCTACCTCCTCAACCAGTATCCCGGTCTTGGCGGCGTAGGCGGCTTTGGCGTTCGGCTCCTGCTCCGTCCCCCATTCCATCGCTGCATTGCTGAACGAGGATGCCTTCTGACCCGTCAGGCGCTCAACCA